TATTTTTTAATTTTATTTATTTTTAATATAACAACTTTCTCTTAAAATATAATTATTTCAAGTAATAGTTGTTATATTAATTGTATTTTTGTACTTTATTAATATTTTCGTATATTTATATTAAACAAATATAAATATGAAAAAAATAATTTTAACTTTTTTACTAATATCAATATCTTTAATTAGTTTTGCACAATTAGAAAATGTAAATATCAAAAAAACTCAGTTAGATGTTTTAAAAAAAATAAGTAATAAGAATTATGATGATGCTTTAGAAATTCTCATATATTTAAAAGAGATTGATACCAATCAAATAATGAATTATAATTATTTAATTGGTATGTGCTACATAAGTACTGAAAATTTCAAAGAAAAAGCATTACTATATCTTTTAAAAGCAGATAACCATGAATCTAAAACATTTGTATTAGATTATTATATCGGAAGAGCATATCTAATAAATGGTGATAAACAAAAAGCTTTTGATTATCTAAATAAATATATTAAAAATATGCGTTCACTAGAGTTAAAAGGATTTAGATTTAAAAAATCTGTTTTTGAAAATGATGATATATCAATTCATTTTCAAAAAAGTAGTGAAGATGTTGTAAAACTACTTTCACAATATAATGATAACATTAATTTAAATTTAACTTTGAAATAAAAATAAAAAAGCAATGAAAGATTTACTTACCTTTCATTGCTTTATTTTGTGCATCAATTCTTTCTATAATTTTATTAATATAAAATCTTCTAGCATAAACTGGGAGGTTACTAACAGAGTTATAATCCCACCCACCTTGGCTTATAAGGAATTCAATTTCTTCCATTACAAACATTTTATAATTATTAGTTAGGATAAAAAAAGTCTCCGCTGATTGGAACGATGTCACGAAATCGACCACCAGTATTTGGGTTTACAAATTCATAATCTAAAACTAGATTTGGTGTTACTTCATTTATATATTTTCTTAAAGCACTAGCATCTTTTGGTGACATAACACTAACAAAGTTGGATATGTATGTTTTACTGTTTTCACCTTCAATAGACATTATTTGTTCTTTTAATCTTTCTGTTCTAAGACCTGGAAGTGTATTCAATTTTTTAGAATAATCTAACACTCTTTTTTCCAAATTACTTTCTTCACCAGAATTTAATAGTCTAAATTTTATATTCTTTTTTGAAAGTGGTAATAGAAATGAAAACAATAAATCTGCATCTGGTAATTCTTTCACTTCTTTAAATTCGGTTAACTTTTCTAAATCCACTACAGCTTTAAAGTTTGCATTATCACCATACTCATTTGGGTCAGTTACTGTAACTTCATAATCTGCACCATAACCAGTAATTCTCAAGTGCATTAAAATAGCATTTTTATCACCAGATAATAACTCATTTACTTTAACATTTTTATCTTTAATCTTTTTTTCTAACAATTTATCAAACTGAATACCATTTTTCATGTATCCAACATTTGTTAATATATCTTCATCTGTTGCAGTCATATATTCTACTACTACTTCAGATGTACCATCTTTATAAAAATAGCCTTGAGATGGAAGCTTTACAATATCTGTATTAACAGAAAACTCACTCTTTTGTTGTGTATTATTTATATTTAAATTCTCCATATATTGTTTTTTAATAAATTACGATATTTTGATTATATATAGTAAATTAATGGGGTTTTATTTTTAATTTATTTTTTACAACGATATGTATATATGATGGTGGGGAGGTTAGAAATACTATAACTTCTAACCATTATAAAGGTTAATAAGAGAAATATAAGTTTAGTTTCCACAGATTCCCCCACTAACATATATACAATGTTAGCAGTCGGTTTCCTTTATTCTTCACTTACAGTTTTAGTGATTAATACAGTATAATCTGTTTGATTAATCCATGATACATCCGTTAATTTAATAACTCTTATATCAATATTAGTTATATTTGGGTTTTCATAATTATATATTCCAAGATTATCTGGTATATTGGTTAATATTTCCAACTTTCTTTTTTCCATTCCTAAGCATTTTTTATTTAAAGAATTTATTGTTAAATTAAATCTCTCTGAAGACATAGGATTTCTATCTATATTTAATGTTAAAAATGTTGTTATTCCATATTCGCTTCTTAATGTATCTGAAACTCTATTCATTATAAAGACAGCTTGATTTATATTTTTAACTTGGATTATTATTGGCATATATATCCTAAAATCACCTAGATAATCTGTTTTATGTTTTAGATTATATTTATCTAACTTATTAGATTTTGGTGAAAGAAATTCGATTTCTACAAAATAACTTTCTAAAGATTTTTCAAATAATTTATAAATGAAATTCATAAAAACTCTTTTTAATTTATATTTTAACCATTTTACTTCAAACCATGTATGTTGGTCATACCAATCAATAGAACCAGTTTTATTTTTCTTAAACTGACTGCTAACCATCGAATAAAAAAACGTTTTAATGTTTTTTATTTGCTCTTGTATTTTTTTCATAATATATTTATTTTAAGTTTGTTAATTTACTTTTTAGGAATATAGAATAACATTGGCATTTTTTTAAGTTTTTCTTCATCTTCTTTAGCCTTTACCATTTTATCTTCACCTGTTACAACTGTCCAAGAATTTATAAATGCTAATGCTTTTTCTTTATCATAACCCCTTTTTGATATAACAAAAGATTCGTTATAAACATATAAACCTATTGCAGCTGCAAACAATAAATCATCATGTGATGACCTTGTATGGTCAAATCTACCTAATGATTCACTCCATACAAATGTTTTCATTTCATTTACAAGTCTAATAGACCTACAGATAAAATAGTTTAATCTTATGTACTGCTCAAAGTTTTCTAATAATAACGACCTATTTTTACCAATATAAAACCCAGGGGTAAAATCATCTTCAACAAAATTTTCCAACTTATCTTTAACAACTTTATTAGTAAATTTAGATTTATAAACATTTTTATAATTGTATTCAGTTTCATTCATTAACTTATAAATAATTACTGAACCAATAGTCCCAGTAACATCTATAATAATAAAAGCATTATTATATCTCTTAGCATACTTATATGCTAAATCAGCCACTTCTTCTGGTTTAATTCTTCCTTGATATTCTGCTACTTGACAACTATTTTTAATATCCATTATCTGTATTGCCATATAATCACTAGATGAACCACTTGATACATCTATAACTATATAATATTCGGTATCAGGTAATGGCTCATCCCATATCCAAAGATTCTTATCGTGCCACTCATATCTTATTGGTTCTTTAACATTAACAGATTCTTGATATGTAATATATTCTTCATCAATCATGTTACCACCAGAGCCTAAGAATTTGTTTTCTAACTCTTGTGCTATACGCTTCTTATCATAATTATAACCAGCACACTCGCCCTCATACCAAGTAGATGTTGGTTTATAACCTTCTTTAATTAGTTTTTTACATTTTTCAACATCTAACTTTTTAAAACCATAACTATCTACACCCTCTAACCATAAATCTGTAATAACATCTATGTTTTCATCATCTATAGTTTTCCTAAACGATAAATCTTCATTAAACCTAGCATCCCACCACCAATAAATTTCTGATATGTGAAATTTATTCTTTTTAGTCCTAGCACCTTCATAAGTTGGATAATATAAATCATCATGTGATTTTGGAGTAGAAATCATGAAAACCCTACCACCAGCAGATAGAGAACCTTGTGCTGATGTCCAAAATTCATAACCAAAATCTAAGTAAGCAGCCTCATCAATTAATAAAATATCTGGTGAAAAACCCCTTACCCCATTTTTAGTTGCAGCAAATGCTTTTATTTGTGTATTGTTTGAATATATTTTATGGTCAGATGCATCTTTTAATGTAGGTTTAAATGTTAACCAATCAGGTAGTGATGCTAAAATATTACATACGTTTGTTAAAATCTCATCAATAGCAAGTTTTTTCTGATTGGCTACAATAGCAATTTTTAAATCTGAATTGGTGAAAATGATATGTGCAAGATATAAACATGTTAAAGTTGTTATACCACCTTGTCTATATTTTAATACAATATTTCTATCATTATTTTCATAATCCCTTAACACTTTTACTTGATGGGGCATCAATCTAAATGGTATCCATCTTGAATTTTTTTTATCCCAAACCTTACAATATTTTTCAGCAAAATATTCAATGTCAGACATACATTTAAATATCTCATTGGTTTGTTGCTCTTTAGTTAACTCCATATTCAATATAAATAGGTTTTTAATGAAAAAATACGATTTTTACCTATTTATAATTTGATACATTCGTATTTAATTGTAGTCAACATTCATTATGGGAGAAAAAAATAGAACAATATTTCAAAATTTAGGTCATATATTTGATTTAACACCAAATCAATTAAAACCAAATTCACAACCAATAGAATTTGAAGGTGAAAAAAAGAAAGAATTATTAACTTCTGTAAGTAATACTAATCCTGATATTTTTAATTTACAATCAAAACAACAAACACATTTATCTAGTCAGTTTTTAAGGTTAGTTTCTAACCAAAAAGAAAAAACTTTAAATTATGAATCAAATCGTCTACAGCAATATTTTGATTATGAAACAATGGATGGATATCCAATCATATCAGCTGCATTAGATTTGTTATGTGAGGAAAGTACTACAATAGGACAAAATGGTAAAATGTTAAATATATTTTCACCCAATAAAAGTGTTAGAAGAGAGTTAGAAAGATTATTTTATAAAGTTATTGATATTAATATTACATTATCACCTTGGATTAGAAACTTATGTAAGTATGGTGATAATTTTATTTATTTAATAATAGATGAAAAAAAAGGTATTATTGGAACTAGACAACTACCAAATATTGAAATAGATAGAATAGAGGAAGAAATTGATGGGAAAATAAGAGTTAAGTTTATTAATAAACAAAGAAGAAATGATGAATACAATACTTGGCAAATAGGGCATTTTAGATTACTTGGTGATGATAGGAGATTACCTTATGGTATGTCTGTACTAGATAAAGTAAGACGTACATATAAAATGCTTAGTATGGCTGAAGATGCCATGTTAGTTTATAGAATAACTAGAGCAGCAGAAAGAAGGGTTGTAAAAGTAAATGTGGGTAATGCTCCTGCTGAAGATGTACCAATGTTACTCCAAGCGGCTGCAACACAATTTCATGGTAAATCACCTCTAATAGATAAAAGTAATGGTGACATTAATTTTAAATATTCTGTAGCAACAAATGATAGTGATATTTTTATACCAGTTAGAACTGATAATGCCTCTAACCCAATAGATACACTGGCTGGTGCAAGTAATTTAAATGACATAAATGATATTACATACTTACGTTCAAACCTGTTTACAGGTATAGGTATTCCAAAGAGTTTTTTATCATTCTCAAGTGATGACCCAAATGAAAAAGGTGGTGCAAATCTATCTATGTTAGATATTAGATTTTCAAGAAAAATTAATAGAATACAACAGGCTGCAATATCAGAATTAAATAAAGTCGCTATTGTGCATTTATATGCGTTAGGTGGTGAGTATGCTAAAAACATAGATAACTTTAGCTTATCATTAACAAACCCTTCTACACAAGCTGAAATGCTTAAAATAGAGGAATTAAGTACCAAGTTAGATGTTTATGCTAAAGCTGTAACAGCAATTGATGGAATTAAACCAATGTCTCAATCAGAAGCAATGATTAAAATACTTGGTAAATCACATGATGAGGTATTAGAAACATTACAAGACCAAATAGTTGAAATAAAAATAGGTGCTGAGATAGTAGCTGGTGACCAACTATTGAAGAATAGTAAATTATTTAATAAGTTAATTAAATATTATAATGCTGGTATTATTTCTAACCCAAATGGTGAAGAAACTCCGACAAATGGTGAAAACGGTGGAGAGGATAATGGTCAAATGCCACCTGGAGATAGTGAACCTAACATTGATGATGCAATGAATGATACATTAAAAGAAAATAAGTCTTTGATTTATGAAAACCAACAAATGATTAAAGATTTAGAAAAAATGATGGAGGAAGTTGAAAACTTTCAAAAAAAATAATATAGATATGAAACATTTTTAATATATATCCGTATATTGTGGTATACTAAAAAATATTATATTTATGTCATTTTATTTATCGAAACATGTTAAAGAAAGATATGTTGAAAGAGTGCTAGGAGGTTTAAAACCAACCGATAATTTAAACATATTAATTTTAGAAAAACTATCTAAATCAAAAGATATTACAAATAAAGTTTATGATGAAATTCCTAGATATATTTTATTTTTATATGAAAAATATAAACAACTTGGGATAACTATTCTACGTTATGAAAACATTATTTTCATAACTAAAAAAAGAGAAGGCACTTATGGACTTTATGATATTTTAACATGTTATTTAGAGGATACAAATTATTTAAAACAATTTAAAAATACTGCATTATCTAGGATGGATATTTTTATACAAAAAAAATGATTA